CCATATAGAGCTTTGGATCCAGCTGGAGTTGAAATATCAATATATGATAGAGCACCTGGTATTGTAGATTATACTAAACTTACTTTAGTTATAGATGAGAATCCAACACCTTGTTGTGCAACATTTGAGTTCTGGAATATGGTTCCACATATAATGACTAATGTAAGAGTCAATGCATATACAGATCTAAGAGTTTTATCAGAAAATAATTATAATGCAATAAGATATAACAAACAATATATAAAAGCAGCAGGAGGTTGTTCAGCACCACCGGTGTTGACTTCTGATCAACCATTTGGTACAATAAACTTAATACAAACTAATGGTTGGACTAAGATCAAAATATGGCATCCTAATTTTTCAGGTATGCAATTTGATCAACTAACAAGAACAGAAATACCTGCAGAGTATATTGAACATGTACAAATGATTGTTGACGAACAATTAGTTTGGGAGTATAATGGTTCTATAGGTATAGCACAAGATGTATTCTTTATGATGCCTATACATACAGAAGGAAAGCATGTAATTGTACATGCTAGAGATAACTTAGGAAACGAGTTTACATATGATAACATTGACTGAATCTGCTAAAGATTACATATATGGTATAGCAGTTAAAAATAATAAAAAGATAGTTACATTTGGTGTACTAGGAGGTGGCTGTGCTGGCTTTAGTTACAAATGGGATTATGCAGAAGAACCAATAGATGGTTACAGTTTATTTCCTATAAGAGATGATATACAATTAGCTGTTGACAAAACATCTGAGATGTATATAATGGGTAGCACTATTGATTATGTACAAGAACTTATGGGTAGTTTTCTAAAGATAGAGAATCCATTAACTAAGTCTTCTTGTGGTTGTGGAGAATCCTTTAGTGTCTGATCTAGAAAAGAAGATAGACAAACTACAAAAGCAAATAGATAGAATGGAAAAGAAGTTGGACGATCATGTTGAACTTATAATGAGTGTGTATAAACCACTTAAAAAGCCACTCGATAAGTTTCGTGAATACTTCTAATTTATTTTATCAATAAATAAAATAGGTTTCTTAACGATTTTCCGGTATTTCTTAAAGAGTTGTTAATCGTACGTTCAGACTAAGTGTGGTATAGTAATCTAAATAATACATTGAAGGACCGCGGTCATGCTGACAACCGGCTTTAGTGTTAATATTAATATTAAATAAGGAGCATATTATGGCTTGGAATAAACCACAAATTACAGAAATCTCTGTAGGTCTAGAAATTAACTCTTACGCTTGCGCTGAGAAGTAATTCTATATTATAAGGCCCGAACTAGGGCCTTATCTTTTCTAAATACAATTATGGCATATAGTAAACAACTCTTAGATCACTATGAGAATCCTCGAAATGTAGGTTCATTAGATAAAGAGGATCCAAATGTAGGTACAGGTTTAGTAGGTGCACCTGCTTGTGGTGATGTTATGAAACTACAAATAAAAGTGGATCCAGAAACTAAGACTATTACAGATGCTAAATTTAAAACATTTGGATGCGGTTCAGCAATAGCATCCAGTTCACTAATAACAGAAATGGTTAAAGGAAGGGCTACTACAGATGCACAACGAATCAAGAATACTGATATTGCAACAACTCTGGCGTTACCACCAGTTAAGATACATTGCTCTGTTCTTGCAGAAGATGCTATCAAAGCTGCGATTAAAGACTATGAAGTCAAATGTGGATGTAGCTCAGAAAAATAGAGCTTGACCTTTACACAAAAATCAGATATAATCAATTAATAAATATTATTGCGACTTAAATAAGGAGGCTATATGAGAAATCTAATACCTGGTTGGTTGATGGGTTTTGCATTATTTTATGTTCTATTGCAAGTTATTACATTAGAACTACCCGAAGATGAGAGAGGTGATGAATCACCACCAAGACTTCTAAGTGAACAATTGGAGAGGATTCAACACATTTATGCTGTTGACTTTAGCAGACACAACATGACATATAATGATAACACTAAACAAGAAAGTGTAGTATGTCTAGCTAAGAATGCTTACTTTGAGGCACGGAACCAATCCGTGCTTTCACAGATAGCAGTTAGTCAAGTTGTTATGAATAGAGTAAAGAGTCCAGATTATCCCAATACAGTATGTGGCGTTGTATATGAAGCACAGCTTAGTAATTGGTATAAAATAAAGATGGACAAAGAAGTTCCTATAAAAAACAAATGTCAGTTCAGCTGGTACTGTGATGGTAAACCAGATATTATTACAGACATAGATGCATATAGAATTGCATTAGCTGTTGCCCATTCTGTGTTAGACAAGTATACTATGGTAGACGTTACAGAAGGTGCTGTCTTTTATCATGCCTACTATGTTAAACCTAGATGGGCTAAAGAAAAGATTAGAACTGTTGTACACGAAGATCATATATTTTATAAAGAAAGGGAATAGTTAATTTGAAAAACGGCAAAGTATGGGGCAAGACTTGGTGCTTGCTCCAAAATCCTGTTGTAGAGTTTCACAGGATTGAAGTTGATGCTGGTGGAGAGTGTAGTACACATAAGCATTCACATAAATGGAATGGTTTCTTTGTGGAGAAAGGCGAACTTGAAATCCATGTATATAAAAATGATTATGAATTAGTTGACAAAACAGTATTAGAAGCTGGAGACTTCATGGCCGTTAAGCCAGGAGAGTATCATTTATTCAAGGCCAATAAAGATACCATTGCTTTTGAAATATATTGGCCTGAACTTTTATCTGAAGATATTCAAAGAAGGAGTGTAGGGAAAATGAATGCATAATATAATGTCAACTTCTAAGTTCAGTAAAATTATTACTGACATAGTAGAAGAAAAAGATATAACTTATATGGATGCTATAATGGACTATTGTTATAAAAACCAATTAGAAATAGAAAGCGCAGCTAAATTAATTAACCAAAAGATAAAGAAACAATTGAAAGAAGAAGCAACAAAGTTAAACTTTATCAAACCAGAATCAGATGAAGAACATTTATGAAGGATTTAAAGCATATAAACTTTACCTAGCTATCAAGAATCATTTTACTACAAGTTATGATTTTTTTAAATACAATGGTAAAGTAAATGCAAAGGAAGAAAGTTTTCTAAAGAGAAGAGATAAATTCTTCTTTGCAAAACTTCAAAGAAAATATGATGACGATCAACTAAGAGATATATTTGTTAGTAATTTTGCAGATGGAGAAGACTTTTGGATCGGAGATGTATTAACTCAGAAAGCTGAGAAAGTATATACTGATTGGAAAGCAAGACAGATAAAATTATCATATATACTTGAGCAGGATCTAAGATTTCTTTTTGAATATTATAAAGAAAGAAACTTAGATTTTAATAGTTTGTTTGTTATGGAAAACGGTCATCCTATATTATTACAATGTGTACTTCGTAATGATATATTTGTAGAGACTATGATAATTATTGATAGAGTTTTAAACTATAGTAAAAGATGGAATAAAGTTTTAGATGATCCTGTCTGGTCTGAGTTTAAAAAGAGAATGGATAAGTATAGTCCATTTGTTGTCTTTGACAACGCTAAAGGTAAAACAATATTAAGGAAGGTATTTGTAAAATGAATAATGAAGTAGAAGCATTTGTTGGAGAATTACAAGGCTTGAGAGCAAAAGTTAAAAAACAAAAAAGAGTTATTAAAGAACTACAAGGTGCACTTAATGAACAAAAACAACTGTTGACTGAAGATAAATAATATTATATAATAAGTTTTACATTATGAATAAAGTGGATAAAATTAATACATTGCAATACAAGGAGATACTATGTCGCAATCATTCGCTGAGCTTAAACGCTCATCACAGTCCAGTCTGGACGCACTATTAAAAGAAACTAATAAGTTAACATCTAACGAATCAGCAAGAGGTAAAGACGAACGTTTTTGGCAACCTGCTGTAGATGCCTCTGGTAATGGCTATGCTGTTATTAGATTCTTACCTGCAACCAAAGGAGAAGATATTCCTTGGGTTAGAATATTCAACCATGGCTTTCAAGGTCCTGGTGGATGGTATATTGAAAACTCTTTAACTACTTTAGGTAAAGATGATCCTGTAACTAAACATAATAATATGTTATGGAACAGAGGAGATGATGCTGGTAAAGATCAAGCACGTAAACAGAAAAGAAGATTACTATACATTAGTAATATCTTAATTGTTAACGATCAGAAGAATCCAGAGAACAATGGTCAAGTTAAACTATTCAGATATGGTAAGAAGATATTTGATAAACTTAATGAAGCTATGAATCCACAGTTCGAAGATGAGAAGCCTTTGAACCCATTTGACTTTTGGGAAGGTGCAAACTTTAAGATGAAGATTCGTAACTTAGAAGGTTATAGAAACTATGATAAGTCTGAGTTTGAAGCTCCTAGTAAGTTAGCTGAAGATGATTCTAAGATAGAACAAACATGGGCTAGTCAATATTCATTAAATGAATTTACTGATCCAAGTAATTTTAAAACCTATCAAGAACTAGAAGCTAAATTGAATAAGGTTCTTATGACTAGTACATCAGAAGTAACAGCTGAAGATGTTGAGTTAGCTCCTGAGCCAGCTCCTGTAGTTAAACCTCCTAAGGAGAGTATAGCTGCTGCTAAGGTTGAAGAGTCAGATGCTAATATGGATTATTTCCAGGATATG